AGGGTGTTTTTGCAGCCAAGCCCCTCAAAAGATGCGGCGACCATCTATATGTCCCAAAAGACAGACATTGATAGTTCATTTAATATTTCCACAGGCGGAAGATACGGTGCACCACAAGGCAGATCAGCAGTACTAATGAAAGCTGATTGCATTAGATTAGTTGGTCGTGAAAGTCTTAAAATAGTAACAAAGACAGAAAACAAAAACTCTTTGAAAGGCAATATTCGTGGAAGACCAGGCATTGAATTGATAGCTGGTAATGACACTACAGATATGCAGCCGCTCGTTAAGGGTAAAAATTTAGTATCTGCAATGTCTGATGTTATAGAAGTAATAAACCAGTTATCAAACATTGTAGAGCAGTTAGCTATTGCAGTTCAGTCTGGTGCTGCTGGTATGATACCCTCTCCAACACCTGCTGGCTTGGTTGGCATAGCAGCTTTCCCAGGTAAATTAGTAGCTGCACCACTGGCAGTAACATATAGCACAATGGCATTAAGTTATCTGCCTGCACTAAAAACTAATTTAACAATGTTAGAAGAGATCAAGTTAAAATATTCAGAGAACAAATTACTTAGTAGACATAATATGACTAACTAAAGGATGTGACATGTCAGAACGTATAGATCAAGACTTAGCAGGAAATCCAGAACCAGACCTCCGCCCTCTATCAAATGAGGAAAAGTCACAGGTTGATGCTAGTCCAGACCCAAGTCCATTCCTAGATCCAAGGGCATGGGAGCCAAGCTTTCCAAGTTCTACAATAGAACGAGCAGGTATTGAAGGCAATACTTGGTTTCAGCAGTATCACGAGAAAACAAAGTCTGACCAGCTTATTCAATTCAAACAAAAATGGATTCACTATTGTGTAAAAAAACACATTAAGTTTGCTTTTCCATATAAACTAACAAGGGATAGGTTCACAGCACAAAGAATCAAAACAACGATTGATTATCAAGACGTTTTATATTATGCTGCGCTCCACCCTCACACTATCGCTGGCTTTATTGAGAGAAGGGATAAAGAAAATAATATAAAACACATTTTTCAATACCTTGAAAAAACTAAAGTAGGTAACGAGCCTGGTATCATATATTGCCGTCGGATTATGACGAGCAGAGGAATGATCGTACAGTCAGCTACTACTACTATAAATAACCCAATTACACCTGAGCATAAAGAAGTTGTTCCTACTGCTGAAGAAAGTAAAGAGATAAAAGAGTCTACCGACAAGGCAGCTTCAGAAACAAAAGATCTCCAACCTAAGCCTCGTCCTCAAAGAACTTCCATACAGAGGAGAGAAGAGCAGATAGCACGCCGATCGCAGCCTGATCACGACCCCGCAAAGCCAACAGCAAATGAGGATAGGGAGGCGGTTTTTACAGGCGGTTATGGATCACTTACTTGGGGCTATACCCTAGTTGATGGTAGTTCTGGATTTCTAGATCGTCCAACATCTAAAAACATAGGCAAGATGATTGGTGCGCTAGAATTAAGTGTATCAGGATCTAATAATATTACCGTTAATAAATCTGAATGGACAGATATAACAACGCTAGCTATACAGTATAATTTTTACGATATAAAGAATGACCCTGGTAAACAGAAGTACATTTACAGGCTGAAATTAAATGAAGGTGAAAATATTGTCCCGAAACCTCCACCAGAGAGACCACAAAGTGGTGACGGGCAAGTACCAGAAGAAGTTATTTCATATGATCGTATTGCAGAGATCTATCTTGGATCACAAAAGTTTGAGGATGAAATAAAAGCTCTTGGTAACACAAGGGGAAATGCTAATGCTGCTTTACAAAAATCTGATCTTAGACAGCGCCAACTTGAATACTATAGAAGTCATGGTATAGCGGGCGTAAGAAAAAAACTTATTGGTGAGCCACCAAGCCAAAAAACAGCTTACACTTATGTGCGAGCAAATGATATAATTGGAAGAACCATAGAAGTTAGAGAGCCAAACAGAACACCAGATGAAGAACGAAGAGTGCGAAGAACATTACCAGGTGGTAGAACTTATTTCTTAGAGAAGAGGTTTAAAAACCAAAGTCTTGAAGACATTCCACCTGCACAGCGAGATGAAGAGGCTAACAACACAAGGACTGCTACTGAAGCAGTTAATTTTGATGATTGGAAAACAAACGTACCAAAAGAAAAAGGTGAGATATTTGCTTATCTTGACAATAGACGTAGAATTTCAGAGAACGGAATCTATGAAGCTGTAGGTACAGCTAGTGGATCTATTATAACAAAACAAGATTTTGAAGCACAAAAACAGGCTGAGCAACTTCGTTTTTATAATGCAATATGTAAAAGATTTGGCAAACCAGAGGTGGAAGAATTTCCACAAGCTATTAAATATTTCTTTTTTGCTAACTACCCTGAACGACCAAACACTCAGGCACTCATGAAGTTCTCTATAAGAAAAGAAGAATTTGATGAGGCATCACAAGACCAGAATACAAGTCTTGATGTATTGACAATCTCTAGGGCAATTAAAGCTAGTGACCAAAGAGCAAAGAAGAAGTTCTCATATAGCATTAAGCAACTAGGCGATATTGGCTTTAAGGTAAGTAAGGTGTTATCAAATTACCATGAAATAATGAATGGTCCTGTTTATAGTAACCGTGGTAAAAAAGAAAGAGAGATTGGAATGAAGCAACTTAATATTGAATCAAATAAAGTAGCTAATTTCCACCATCGTGTTACGGATTTTATGGAAGAACAAAAAATAGAGTTTTCTGATGATGACCAGATTGAATTCTGCCTAAGTGATAATTTTAAGTTGCTGCACATTATACACAAATCAAAAGTCTACTTCAGCGGCTTTTACAGGGATACAATTGATAATGAGATAGGTGCTGCCTTTGATTTGCAGAACGAACCTTTTCCAACGCAATTGACAAACGGCAGAAAGATTATTGATGCAACACATAACCCAACAACATTTGGATATCTCTATTTTGCTGAAGAAATAATCAAGCAACATAATAAGATTGGTAAGAAGGACTTGATGCCATGGGTAAAGTTTTTGCAACTTTATACATTTCCAGTGCCAGAAATCAAGCCAGACCAAGCTAAACCAATTCAGAACTCAGAGGAAGAGAGCCCAGGAGATATTGAGCCTATTGTTTCAGGAGATGGAGTTGATTCTGGACAAGGTGTTACTAATTCTTTAGAGCCACGCTCAGTCACAGAGGGTTCACTTGTTGCATATGAGGCAGACCCAGAGAAAGAAGAAAGAGAGTCTGCAAGAGCAAGCCGTGTTAAAAATATGGAGACCAAAGCGCAAGACGCAGTATTAAATTGTGATAATCTTCCTGAGCTTGCTAAGCAAATAAAAACTATTGAAGATATATTTGAAATCGTGCTTGACAGGATAACTCTATTAGAATTGTTTGGCGAGTTAGCTAACAAGTCAATGCAAGATCTAAAGAAAAACTTTGCTCTGCTAGATCTTTTAGAAGGGTTTTCACCAGAAGGTCTTAATGGATTTTCAAATAGATTTGATCAATTTGTAGACCAAGAATTATCTTGTGTGATGGATTTTGTTGGCAAATCGCTAGTAGAAGAATTATTCAATGGTGCTAAACTAGAAGATCTTGATATTAATAATTTAGAAGATATTATAAATTCTGAAAGATTGCAAGACTATTTTGGTATTGAGTTGCCGTTTATTCCGATTATGGGCTTGATGGATTTCATTCGTAAGATAGTAAAAGAAACTCTAGAGAAAGCACTTACACAAGTTCTTCTAGCTCTTGTGTTGGAAGGCTTAGAATCGTATTTAGGGTGTGATGATCTTCCTGGCTCGTTACCAAACGACCTAGCTTCAAAATTACCAGATCCATCTAAAGCGTTAGATTATGGCTCCAAAAAACTAAATGACTTACTTAAAGAGCAAGGTATAGATTTAGAAGCAGTGGCTAATAAACTTAATTCTACGCTAGAAAATGTAGAAAATTTTATGGAGGTCTTATCTAACACGCTTAACGCTGCTGAGATTCGCTCACTATTAGAAGGCGACCCTGGTCCACTCTTGCTAGCAATTGTAGGAGAGATCATGGAAAGGTTTGGGCTAGACCCAGACGAGGGTAAAAGTACATTTAGAGAAATTGGACAAAGTATACCAAGTGATGTGTTGTTGGATTTTGTACCAGAAAAGTATTATGTAGAATTTTGTGACGAGCGTGATTTTCTTAATGCTGCACAAATATCTCGTGACCTTCTAAGAAATAAAGGCTTAAATGATGATGATCAAAAACAGCAGGCACAAGATAACATTGATGCTGCTGCGGAAAAACTTAAGTCCTTATGCGATATAAAATCACTAGCTCAAGACAGTCTATCAAGTGCACTAGCTAATATAGAAACACCATCTGTCGTAAAAGATATACAGCAGTCTTCTGAAAATGCACTCAAAAGTTCTGTTAACAATTCTATGTTTAGAGAAGCAGAAAAGTTTATGCTAGGGAGCAGCAAGCAGGGCGGTTTCTTTTCTGGAGGAGACAGGATAGATTGCGTTACTATGGGCAACGAGAATACACAAACTAAAATTGTTATTGGCTCCTCTAATCCAAACCAACCACGAGACAGAGAAAAGATTAGATATCTAGATGAAATTGGGAAATATGCACTTGGCGATCTGGAGCTTTATATTGGCGAACAAGACGAAACTGAGTTTGATAAGCCAAATAAAATTATGATATACCGCCGTGGTGTAAATCTTCAGCAGATGTTAGAAAACCCAAACTTGGCGGAAGAAAACAGAAATGTTCTAGTCAACCTAACATTACCTGCTCTTATAGACGGGCAAGACGTAGAAAACTACGGCAGTCGTACTCGTGAAGTAGTAAGCCTTTTACCATCTTGGAGAACTGAGATACATACTCAAATTGTTCACGGCTTATCTGTCAATAGAGACCAGATAGTTGCCAGCTTTAGTAAGGCGTCTGCAATACTAAGACCGCCAACTGAACAGGAGGTTGGCTCATATCCAAAACCATTCCTAGATAAAACAGTATATGATAAAGGCGACGGTTTAGAATTTTTAAACGCTGCTTTCTCATTTGGTTTTGGTAGGGCAAAGCCATCCAAGTCACCAAGACAAGCTTATATAGAATCACCATTATTTGACATAGAAACAGCTTATAAATCTCTTTATGCCCCAATAGAGGATGCCCCAAAGCTTATTGACGCTGGTCCAAACTTTGAAAAGAAAGCTAAGCGAACAAATATGCTTGTTGGTCTCAGTACAAGAATATATCCATACTTCTGTTCAATATGGCCTATTCTCAGTGATAGTAGAACGGAAAGAGGATTTAGAAACACATTCTCAGGTGGCAGAATACAGTTCCCAGCTAGTGATATAGAAAATCCTGATTTAATCATGAGGAAGATGATTGTTAACTATTTGGCTAGAAAGGTCAGGTTTGACCTTGAAGATGAAAGATTAGATGAGGTATACAATAAAGTAATACAAGAAGACTATTCTTTGGAAGAAGTTATTGATGCTATTGTAGAGCCACTATTTTCTGATCCAGTTAATAATAGTCAGAACATCCTAAGTCAATCACCTAGAGCAAACTATGGAGCGATGTTTACACAATATTTTGATCTTGTGCCAAGACAACAAAAAGCAACATTTTTACAGTCTGCGGAGCGGGTAGCCCCTCGTCTATCCAATGAATCAGACGAAGACTATCTAGAAAGAGTGTTTGCCAGTTCAGTGCCAGATGATGTATACAGTCCAACACAAGCATTATGTGCCATGGCAACTATTTACTTAGATGCATCTACAAATATAGATTCTTTGGTTGGTACAACGTTCAGTGGCACTAAAAATAGTGCTGATACCATACTTAAGAAAATGGTTGGTCTATCAGAAGGAAACTTTAAGTAATGGCTATTGGGATATCACCAGCACTACCTTTATCCATAGATCCTAAAGACGGAGCATATGGACTAAACAAAAACCTTCGCCAATCAATCAGACAAAACCTTAAAAACCTAATTCTTACTACTAAAGGTGAGAGAGTAATGTTACCAGACTTTGGTGTTGGGTTAAGAAATTTTCTCTTTGAAAACTTTACTCCTGCGGTTCTTACCAATATAAGCGACGAGATAAAATCTCAAGTGGCTAGTTACATGCCTTTCGTTAATGTACGCCGTATTAACTTTTTTGATAGCGAGTCTAATCCAGACACGATCGCTGAAAACGAATTAAGAATATCAATTGTCTACGATATTTTACCGTTAGACGACACAGATACATTAACCATAACTGAAGTAACGAGCTAAATATTAGAGTGGTGGTATACTATGGCTAAAAAAAGACCTGTAAAATATGTTAGTAGAGATTTCCAAGATATCAAGAATTCCTTGGTTAATCATGCTAAAAGATATTATCCTGACTCATTTAAGGATTTTAACGAGGCTTCATTCGGTTCACTCATGTTAGACACAATAGCATATATTGGTGATAACCTATCATTCTATTTAGATTATCAAACAAATGAAGGGTTCTTGGACAGCGCCATAGAAACTAAAAATATTAACCGCTTAGCAAAACAACTTGGATATAAACCAACAGGAACTTCCTCCACAGAAGGTGTGGTCACAATTTATATTCTCATACCAGCGTCTACAAACGCCAGAGGTGTAGATGAAGAATATCTACCGATTTTGAAGAGGGGGTCTAAATTTAGTGCTGAGGGCGGCGGCGTATATACTCTACAAGAAGACGTAGATTTTGCTAACCCAGATAATGAAGTTGTAGTTGCTAAAGTAGATACCAATACAGGTGATCCAACCTACTTTGCAGTAAAAGCAAAAGGAAGGGTAATATCTGGAGAGTTGTTCACAGAAAATATTACTGTTGGTGATTACAATAAATTTCTAAAACTCAAACTTGATGGCGTAGGGATAAGTGAAATTATTTCTGTATTTGACACAGAAGGTAATCAGTATTATGAAGTCCCATACCTATCGCAGAATGTTATTTATGAACAGATAGAAAACAGAGCAAGTGATAAGACATCAGTTCCATTTAGTTTAAGACTTAAGCCAGTTCCAAGAAGGTTTACAGTTGACTTTGAAGACGGTGAGACTTACATACAATTTGGGTTTGGATCTTCAGACAACCTCACAACAGATTTGATTGCTGACCCTGCGGATGTAGTTTTAGATGTGCACGGAAGAAACTACCAAACAGATGATTCATTTGACCCAAGCAACTTAATTAAAAATGATAAGTTTGGTGTTGCACCAGAGAACACTGTTCTAACGATTGCTTATCGTGCGAATGACGCAGTTACATCCAACGCAGCAGTAAATACAATTACAACCGCATTAGAGCCAAATCTTGTATTTAAAAACAGAGCTTCACTCTCGGAAAATGTAGTAGAATATATTTTATCAACTATAGAATCAACAAACGAACAAGCGATAGTCGGCGACGTATCAGAACCAGATCAAGAAGAAGTTAGAACAAGAGCATTTGATTCTTATGCTTCACAGAATAGAGCAGTAACAAAACAAGACTACATTGCTTTATGTTACAGAATGCCAAGAGGCTTTGGTTCCATTAAGAGAGCGTCCATATCTCAAGACAAAGATTCATTCAAAAGAAATCTTAATTTACATGTTTTGTCAGAGGATGTCAATCAAAATTTTATAACTCCATCAATAACTTTATTAAATAATTTAAAAAACTGGCTGAATCAGTATAAAATGATTAATGATACTATTGATATCATACCAGGGAGGATTGTCAACTTGTCAATTGATTTTGAAGTTGTTACTGATGTAGACGTCAATAAGTTTGATGTTCTCAATGCATGTATCGCTGAGATTAAAGATGAGTTTGGAACAAAGAAAAACATGGGTGAACCTTTCTATATCTCTGATGTATTTAAGGTACTAAATAGAGTGCCAGGCGTTATAGATACAGTATTTGTTGATGTTGATACAAAAACAGAATCTGGGTACAGTCAATTTCCATTTGATATTGACCTAAACACAAGCCCAGATGGAAAGATTATATCTGCGCCCGATAACACTGTGTTTGAAATACGAGATTTTGATCAAGATGTCCAGGGAGTTGCTAGATAATGGCTATCAAAAGATATGACGCAACTCAAGATAATACAATTACCAATGCGTTTAAGGCAGATCTAAGAACAAAAGCTACAGGCTCTAATATGGGGGCTTCTGATATACTTGAAACGTTTGTTATTCATGGGCAAACATCTGCTAGTATCGGAGCACAAAATGCTGAAGAGGCAAGAATCCTGATTCAGTTTGATGTTGATAAGATTAGCACAGACAGGTCAGCAGGGACAATACCAGCATCAGGGTCGGTCAACTTTTATCTTAAGATGTTCAACGCAGATCATGCAGATACTACACCAGAAAACCTAATACTTGATGTAAAAATACTATCTAGATCGTGGGACGAGGGTCGTGGCTTAGACATGGAAAATTATACTGATGTCGGCAAGTGCAATTGGAAAAATGCAACCAATGCAGTTGCCTGGACAACAACAGGATCTGATTACCACTCTATACAAGCTACAGACAACTTTTCTGGGTCCATGTTATTTACAAAAGGAAACGAAGATCTTGAAATAGAGGTTACCCCTGCTATAGAAGACTGGCTTGGCGGGGCAAAAGATAACTATGGGTTTCTTATTAAACAAACCCAAGCAGCGATTACTGGATCTTCAGGTTCATTATTTACTAAAATGTTTCATGGTAGAAGCACGGAATTTGTCATGCAGAAGCCTGTTATTGAGGCAAGGTGGAATGACTCCCGAAAAGATCACAGAGGGAGTTTCATATTAAGTAGTTCAGTGTTGTCAGGTCCAAATAATCTTAATACTCTGTATTTGTATAATAAGTTTAGAGGACAACTTACAGATATAGTTGGGTTAGCTCACGATCGCCTTAGTGTAGCTTTTTATACAGCCTCATCTAATGAAATACCAGTTGGTATACGAACAATTGTCACTGATGCAACAGGTGCTGCTGTTACCGCCGTAGAGGCTGGCAAGTTAGTAGAAAACGGCAAGCAAATAACTGGAGTATATACAGCTTCATTTGCAACAACAAGTTCTTTTTCAGAACTATATGATGTGTGGCATACTGGTTCAACAGAATTCTTTTCTGGATCGTTCACTCCCTCTTCATTTAAACTAAAGTTGGAAGACAGAACTGAACCTTTCATGTCTAAGATAACAAACCTAAATTCAACATATTCTACCAAAGACAAACCAGTGTTTAGAGTATTTGTTCGCCCAAAACGATGGCAACCAACAATCTATTCTGTTGCTTCAGTAGCAGTAGAAAATACCATTGTTGAAGATGCCTACTACAAGGTTTTTAGAATAGAGGATAATTTAGAGGTTATATCTTATGGCACTGGTACGTTGCAGTATACTAAAATGTCTTACGATGTAAGTGGAAATTACTTTGAACTTAATATGGAGCCGTTTGAGGCAGGGTTTAGTTATGGTATTCAGTTTGCTTACCTTTTGCAGGGCGACTATATTGAGCAGCCAGAAATATTTAAATTTAGAGTTGAAGAACCGTAAACTATGAGTATTAAAAAGTTATTTGATGCTAAAAAAGCAGGTAAAATAGGAAACGTAGCAACCAGCACAGGAAAGAAGCTGGGAGATAATGTTGAGTCTATTGAGCAAATACAGGAGGCGGTTCAAAAGAGTACCACCTTTATTCCAAAGTTAGATTATTCAAAACCAGAAAACTTTGTAAAGTATGGTTCTGCTTATAGGTATTACTACGACACATTTACATACATCAAGGATTACTATCCATATGATGGAAGCTCAAAAGAAAAGTTAGAATTCTTCAATGACCTAACTCCATTTGAACAACATATCTTAGATAATGAATATCCTAGAACTACAGGGTATGTAACCATAGGGGCTACTTATGGCACTGATGGTGCTTCTAAACAAGGTTATACCACACCAACTACCGCTGAATACATACAATTTAATGGTGGTCCACATAGTGGGACATTCTATGCAACTGGATCGCACCTATCAAACAATTTAGAATTTGGTGGTGTTAGTGGTTCAACAATTGAATTCTTTTATAATAAAACTGAATTTGACAGTTCTACTTCTTCACCAACAGAAGTTATTCTAGATGTCTGGAATGGTGTATCAAGTGGATCTCATGATTATGGTCGCCTAACTATTGAAACGGATTCAGGTTCAGCAGATAGATTTTATGTGTCTTATCAGTCAGGATCTAGTGGCGTTTTCAAGGCAGCAGTTCCAACTGCTGGTGGCTTGACACTAGGAAGTGGTTCGTGGGATCATTATGCTTTTGTTCTCTCAAGTAGCGGAGCATCAACTGCTATTAGTCTTTATGAAAATGGCACATGCAAGCAAAGCAACATCCTTACGGGATCTTCCATTAACTTAGTTACTGGTAGTTTAATAGGTCGTTTGGGTGCTCTAAGGACAGCCCCAGGACCAATAGAGACTAATGGTTATGGTGCCCAAGCAACTGCTACAGATGCCATAGATATGGCAGGGGATCAAGCCGCTGGTGATCCTGCTATTAAGTTTAATATAACAATACCACTTGCCGCAGGTGGATCTAATACTGCAATAACAATAAAATTTGACATCTCATCTGCTGGTTCACCCTCAAGTGCGGGTGCAAACCACATTACAATCGGTACCGCAGGTTCAAACGACACAGCTAATGCTGCTCTAGTTGTGAAAGCAATCAATGGTGAGGCAGATAGTAGAATAACATACGGCAACGTTTCGGGCGACGGGTCATCAGGAGTAGGTGTTCAGGGTCTTTCAGCATCAGCAGGAAGTTCAGGTACTAAAGTTACCCTAACAATTATCAAGGGCGGTACATCAGGAAATATTACTAGTGCAGTTGCTCATGGTGCAGGCACTGTTAACGTAGTAGATTTAGCCAACTTTACTGGTGGTGCAGTAATACCAGCAGGAGACGGTAAGCTGTCAGCATCTTTAGATGAATTTAGGTTCTGGAAAGAGCCCAGAAGTTCTGTAGAGATAGGACAGAATTGGTTTACCACTGTTAATGGTGGTGCAAATACAACATATAATAATAGCACTCTTGGAGTGTATTATAAATTCAATGAAGGTATAACGCAGGTTTCTGCAACTGATTCTAAGGTATTAGATTATTCTGGGCGTTTATCAAACGGAACATGGACGGGGTACTCCACCTCGGGAACAAGAAACACTGGCTCAGCTATAGTATCTTCCAGTGCTGCTCCATTTGAAATAACAGACCCAATCATATATGCGGAGCACCCAACTTATATTTCTTCAAGAAATGATTTGGCACTACTGGGAGAGACTTACGACTTTAATAATAATTCAAGCCTATACTACACCTTACCAGGCTGGATTATAGAAGAAGATGAGCAAAATGGGTCACAAATAGCAATTCTAACTCAAATAATGGGTAGTTACCTAGACACCTTACATGCTCAAATAACCAACGTATTATCAATAAAAGATAAATCTTATGTAACAGGAAGTAACCTAGAGTCTCCTAATAGTGATCGCTTATTGTCTTCACTAGGTTTTGAAGCACCAGAACTATTTGACTCTGTTAGCGAGATAGTCCGATATCTTGATAAAGATGACAAAAGACCATTAGAAAAATCAATACACCAGATCAAGAACGTAATCTATAAGAATCTGTACAATAACCTAAGTTATATCCTTAAATCAAAAGGAACAAGAAAATCATTTACTAACACGCTGAGATGTTTAGGTATAGATGAAAAGCTGGTTAAAATAAGTACATATGGTGACAATATCGCTTACAGTCTCACCAGTAGCTATAAAGAGTCAGCACATGAGAGCAAATACGTAGATTTTAGCGGTCTGCGCCGAGGCGATGACACCACTGCTACCGTTTATCAATATTATTACGGGTCTGGATATGATGGTGGATCAAGTGGTATTATTCAACAAAATAACGATTTAGGTCCAAATACATTTACACTCCAAGCAGATGTAAATTTCCCCCTACTACCGCCACCAGGCTCAAAGCTATATACTACTCCTTTCTCTACAACATCTTCTTTGTATGGGTTCCATACACCAAGTAGTACTGATTCAACTGCAACAGATACAACTTGGACTACTGCTGATGTTGATTATGGCTTACAGGTGTTTGCAGTTCATGCCATAACTGATTATTCAGAGATTACTTCTCCAGCCGCCGCATCAAAAGATGCTTACTTTATGGTTAAAGATAGGTTGGGTAACATTATTCTGCAAACTGATACAATGACAAATGTATACAGCGACTCTCGCTGGGTGCTATCATTGAATGTCAGACCAGAAACATATCCTTTTGCACAAGATGTAGACGGCGCTGAGATACACAATCACAGATATATTGTTGAACTTTATGGTGTCAACTATGTATCCGATCTTAAGAATGCAAGTTTCCAAAACAGCAGCACTGTTAATTTTGCAACTGGATCAAATATATTGACAAGTGCTAAAAGAGTACATGTTGGCGCACACAGAACAAACAATACAGGATCTGTTATAGAGAGATCTGATGTTAGGATAGGTGCTTGTAGAGCATGGAACTCATTCCTCACTTCTTCAGAAGTTGATGAACAAGCAAAAAGTGCAAATATTTATGGCTCAATGCATCCATATAGGAATATTAATACATTTCAAGCAAGTGGTTCGGATGTATATATTCCTAGTGTAGAATCCTTAATGCTGAATTGGGATTTTGAAACAGTCACAGGTTCTGATAGTAGCGGTCAGTTTAGGGTAGATGACTTTACATCTGGCTCAAACTCAGCAAACTATGAAAATAATTATCAAGCAGCATACTCTAGCACACAGAGGCATCACTCAGCAAGGGGTGATTTCTTTAAGGCTAGCGACACACCTGCAAGAAAGCAATATATTCCATCCCTACAGCTTCAGGCACCTGAAGAAATTTCTTCTGATGATATGATTACGGTTATCTTAGAAGGTTCAGATGATGATGTATTTGGTAGAGACAGGAGACCTATAAGATATTCTTTTGCTGTGGAAAAAAGTTTATATGATGGTATTTCAAACCAAATGCTTGAAATGTTTGGCTCTATCAAGGATTTTAATAACCTTATAGGTGAACCAGTCAACAAATACAGGGCTGATTATAAAGACCTTGGCAAGTTGCGAGAAATATTTTTCCGCAGAGTAACTAATGATAAAATTGATATAGATAAATATCTTGATTACTATAAGTGGCTTGATGGTTCACTAACAAACATGATAGAGCAGCTATTCCCAGCCTCGGCACCAATAGCTGAGAATGTTCGTAATGTTGTAGAAAGTCATATCTTAGAAAGAAATAAATATCAACACAAATATCCAACTTTAGAGATGTACCCGTTTGAACCATCTGGTTCAATCAGAGGTGGGTTTGAACAACAGTATAGTTGGAGATTCAATCACCATCCGCCACCAACAGGATCAGTTGCAACTGCGGTTGATGCTATTGACATGGATGGTTACCAATCAGTTGCAGATCCATCAACTAGATTTACGATTAGGATTCCAGTAGCAGCAGGTGGTACCAACACTACCATAACAATTAAATTTGATGTATCATCTGCTGGCTCGCCATCTAGTTTTGGCGCTAATGCTATAACAATTGCAACGGCGGGATCAGGCGATGTTGCTAATGCTGCCTTGGTAGTGAAAGCTATTAATGGAACCACAGACAGCAGAATTACATACGGTAATTCTACTGGCGATGGCTCAGCAGGCACAGGAATCCAAGGTATTACCGCAGCACTAGGCAGTAACACTAAGAAAGTTACTTTATCTATGACCGTTGCAGGCACGGATGGAAATGTTAGTAGTGCCATAACTCATGGCGCAGGCACTGTAAATCTTGTTGATGTCAATGATTTTACAGGTGCTAGTGATAGGGTACTAAACCAAGCTCAAAACCAAAACTGTAGTTGGTGGTTTGGTCGTGCC